GGGCGCGTGTGGGCGCGGGCGCGTTTTGATTTCGCGCGGGCGGGCGCGTTTAGATTGTTCTTTGCCTCTTGGCTGTCTTGCTTTGGCTTGTGGCCTGGGCCTGTGGTCTGGGCCTGTGGTCTGGGCTTGTGGCCTGGGCTTGTGGTCTGGGCTTGTGGTCTGGGCTTGTGGCCTGGGCCGTTTGGCCCACCCGGCCCACGGCACGAACCAAGTCCACGTCCCGCCCATCTCCCCGCGTTCTCCTGGCGTCCGATCCGCCACCCTTCCGGCCCACTGCCTGCCCACCGCCGGCCCGTCCTGCCTCGCACCGACGGACGCCCCCAGGCCCGCCGAAGGGGTTTTATGCGCCCGGTCTGTTGTCCTGGTAGTCTAAGCTATCTGCCCCCCTATATCCCCCCAAATACAGCACTTTGCACAGAAAATCACCCCGGAAATTTGTGCAAAAAAACTTCCCCAATTCCCCCGTAGGGGGGAATGGGGGAACGGTTTTCGGCCTATTGACGGCCCGAAAAAATGCCGCTATCATCCGGGGCAAGCGGAGGCCCACCGGCCACCGCCCAGCGAACCGCCACAGGCCGCACGGCCACGGCGACCAGAAAGGGGAGGTGAATATGACCACGCCAACCGCAAGCGAATTGCTTGTGCAACAGGCCCGGGAGGCTGAACGGCTCCGGCTCTTGCTACTCGCCAGCGAGTGCAAAGACCTGGACGAGTTCCGCCAGCGTCTCCTGGACCTGCTGAACAAGTAAAGCGCCGGGGGCCCGTCCTCGCAAGACACCCCCGACGCTATAACACCCGGCACGGGCGGCCAGTTCGCAGCCGCCCCGCCGGAATTATTCTACCACCGCCGCGGGCGAAAATCAACCGCGCTGGGACCGCTCAAAAATTTTTCCCCCGTAGGGGGAACAGCACAGCGGCAAAAAATATGCTTGACTTCGGCACGCAACAGTGCTATTCTCAAAGCACACCGAACAGCACGCAACAGTGCAACGCTAAAACGACAGGCCAGCAGGCCAGAAAGGAAAACCGCCATGACAAACAACGAGATCATCTTCGAGACCGTCCGCTCCAGCTTCTCCGCCGACCAGCTCGCCGAGCTTGTCAACGCCACCCACACCGCCGAGCAAATCAGCGCCCGCCGCGCGGCCGTGAAAATCACCGTTGCCGAGGGCAGCGACGAGACCCCCGACGGTATCTTCTTCGCCATGCTGGCCGCCGAGACCTTCCACACCTTCGCCGAGTGGAAGCGCATGGGGTACAGCGTGAAGAAGGGCCAGCACGCCGCGCTGGTCTGCAATCTCTGGAAGTACACCGACAAGCCCGGCAAGGCCGCCCGCGAGGCCGCAGCAGCAGCAGGGGAGGAGGCCCCGGAGGTTGACCCCCATTTCTACATGGCAAAGGCCCATCTTTTCCACGCTCTCCAGGTGGAGAAGTCCAAGCGCTGACCCCGGCAAAGCGGACACTTTCGCAGGGCTGCACCGCACAAAGCAACCCAGCCCCAGCCCATACGGGCCAAACAAGAACATTCACGGATTATCTGGAGGTTATCAGCATGAAAAAATTTACCGGCAATTTCACCACCAGCGCAGGCAAGGCCCTGAAGACTTCCGACCGGCTGATCTGCCGGACCACCGACGAGGGCGAGATCTACGTGACCAACGGCTTTGTCGCCTACAAGATGATCCCCCCGGAGTACGCCGCCATCGTCCAGCCCGTCGTCTGCTGCGAGGCCGGCAACTGGAGCTTCCAGAACGGTGAGAAGCGCGAGGAAGTCACCTTCGACCTGGTAAAGACCTTCCGCGATTCCGTCAATTCCGTCAGCGAGGCCGCCGCCCTGGAGCGCTGCCCCCTGGTCCTGACCACCGGCAAGGACCGGACCGCCGCGGCCTACTACAACGCCGAAAAGGACTTCGTTTCCCTTTACGACACCCGGTATATCTCCGCCCTTTGTCCCGGCTTTACCCTTCGCGCCGCCGGCACGACTTCCGCCGCCATCGCCTACAACGGCAAAGACCCCTTCGCTCTGGTCCTTCCCATCCGCCCGGACGACAAGACCACCCGCTCCGTCAAGGCCTATTTCACCCAGGCCGCCGTGGCGGAGACCAACGAGGCCGAACAGCTCCGCGCCGAGATCGCCCGCCTGCAAGACAAGCTGAACCGTGCCGAGGCCGGCGCGGCCGCCCTGGAGGAGCGCGTGCAGCAGCAGGCCAACGAGGCCGAACAGCTCAACGCCAAGATTTCCACCCTGGAGGACGAGCTTTCCACCGTCGAGCACGAAAACGCCCAGCTCCATGAGCGCGTCGCCCAGCAGGCCGACGAGGCCACCGCCCGCAACAACGCCAAGGACGCTCCCAACGACCCCAAGACCGCCGCCGAAATCATCGCGGCCCGCTTTACCGGCCTGGACGGCGTGACCACCACCATCAAGGGCGCACACACCGCCTCTCCTGTGGTCTGGATCTCCGGCGACACCGACAAACACGCCGACGAAATCAAGGCAGCCGGCGCAAAGTGGAGCGGCAAGCGATCCGCCTTTTATGTCCGCGTCGCATAACAACAGCCGAAACGGCCCGCCCGGGCCGTCCGTCGGGAATGGCCGCCCGGCGCTGATGATGGCAGGCCACAACACAAAACAGGAGGTTTTCACAATGACCGAGTATCAGAACACCGTCACAAACCCCGACGCGCCGTGGTCTTCTATTCCCGATACCGAGGAGAATATCTTGCGCGACCTGGAGTGTTACACCCTTGACCCCGTGTTTGAGCTTTACGGGAACTTCGTCAACCCGTCCCCGGAGTGGCTTTCCGAGGATGTGTCCGCCAAATACGCCGGGTGCACGAGCATTTCCGGAAACTTTCTTTACCTCTCTCACGCTTTCCGCCTTGTCACCGATGACCCCGGCTTGATTTCCCGTCTCTCCGCCGCCATCGCACGGAACAAGGCTACTCCGGAGTATCAGGCCGCCCGCCAGCGTATGCTTGACAAGCTGCCCGCCCTCACAAAACAAACCGCCCACGAGGGCCAAACCTACGCATGGCCCGGCGGCTGGTTGAAGCTGACCCGCGTTTACCGCCTCACCGAACAGGAAGCCAACGACAGCGCCCTTCTTTACCTGGATCGCTGGGAGGGTATCGACCACAATGGCACGATTCACGGCGCAGCGTTCCACGACGGCGACCAGCTCTCTACGACGGCAAACTGGAAACTCTGACCCCGGACACCTTCGCGGGCCGCACCGGACAAAGCGACCCGACCCCAGCCCAACAGGGCCACAACACAAAACGAGGAGGCTTCCCCCATGAAAAAGCTCTACAAGTACACCGGCACCGTCTCCAGCACCTGCTACCGCCGTAACAACCCCAACGCGCTTCCGTTCCTTGACCTGGTTCTGTACGATATGCACGACGACGACAAAGCCCCGATCAGGATCGAGGCGCTGGGTGGCCTTGCCGACTATATCAACGCCATCGAGGGCACCGACGCGGAGGAACGCTATCTCACCGCTGACTGGTACTTTGACAGCCTGCTTTACCTGCACCGCATCGAGATCCCCAGCACTGACCCCTGGCGGCCCGCAAAGATCATCGCACAGCACGACGCTATCGAGCCGACCGCTTCCATCTTCGGCCCCTCTGACTACATCGACGAACCCAAGCCCGGCCCCATGGACAACGAACAGTACCACGCATGGTGTGCCTACAATTACGAGGACGAATACCGCTACACAGCCCGCAAGGCCGACGCATAACGCGCCGCCGGTGCAAGCCCTGCCCCGCTTCACCCGGGCGGGGGCGCTCATGGGCCACAGCCCAAAAACACAGAAAGGATCTGATACCATGCGCAAAGACCCGTTCCCCGTCAAGAGCATTTTGGAGTGCCTGCGCGATGATGTGAAATCCGGCGCTCTTACGCTTCACCAGGCCGCCGAGGAGCTTCACGATGCCGGATGGTCGAACTTTGTTGACGATGACAAGGCCCGTCGGCTTCTCAACCTGTAAACCACGCTACACAACAAGGAGGAAACACCATGCACGAACAACTGAACCTGTTAAACGCGGATCTCGATTCAATCATCGACGCGTCCGCCGCCGAACCAAAGCCCCAGGAGCAGGCCGACGAGGCCGCGCCCCGCCCGAAGTATTACCCCATCGACGAGAACATGGCCCGCCGGGCGCATGAAATGATGTCCATGCGGGACTACCCCGAAAACCGCGCCACCAACGAATACCGGGCCGCCGTTGACAAGGCCGCCGCCCTGGTGGAGCGCTGCAAGGCGGCCACCAGCCCCTACTACCACGACAAGCTGGACGCGCTTCTCGACCGCTACGCCCGCCGCCTGGCCCAGTGGACGAACGACTACAACCGCAACGGGGCCAGCTGCCCCAGCGTGTTGGTTTCCGGCGGCTCCAACTTCCCCGTGAAGAAGAAGAACCGCCAGAACGCTCGGGAGGACAGCTTGTGGCAGGAGTACAAGACCATCGAGGCCATCTTGGACAAGATTAAAAGCACCGGCTCCGGCCCGGTTGACCTGGCCGACCCCCACGCCCGGGAAATGCTCACCGACCAGCTCCAGCGCCTGCAAAACCAACTGGACGAGGGCAAGGCCATGAACGCTCACTACCGCAAGCACAAGACCATGAAGGGCTTCCCCGGCATGAGCGACGACATCGCCACTCACAATGACGCGGCCATCGCCAGCGCCCCGGCCTTCGCACAGCGCCCCATGCCCGACTTCGAGCTCACCAGCCTTCGCGGCAAGATTAAGCGGGTGCATGCCCGCCTGGAGGAGCTGGACAAGCTCCAGGCCCGGCAGGCCGCCGGCGAGGCCGCCGAGGAGCACGACGGATTCCAGATTGTGCGCAACGCCGAACAGAACCGCCTCCAGATCATCTTCGACGGCAAGCCCGACGACGACACCCGGCAGGCCCTGAAAAGCAACGGCTTCCGGTGGTCTCCCCGCAACAGCGCGTGGCAGCGTCAGCTTACCGACAACGCCGAACGCGCCGCCCGGCGGGCCCTCGGCCTCGAATAATACCACACAACCCGCCCCGGAGGTCACGAGGGCAGAGAGGAGTACAGTATGAGCAGCTATCCCGGCATCCGTTACTTTTTCCACGACGGCAGCACCTACATCGTCCCGCACTACACCAACGCCTCCGCCCTTGCCGAAATGCTGAACCTGGCCAGGGAGGCAGCCTACCAGGCCATGACAGAAGCCGGCGCTGCGCACGCCGTCTTCGGGGTAAAGCACTACGACCCGGAGACCGGCGCGCTTTTGGAGGCTGACATCTACGCCCCGGCCGTGCTGCTGGACGAGGACGAATTTACAGAGCGTACAGACGCCCAGGTTCAGAAGTCCCCCGGCTGCCTGATCCTCGCACTCCACGCCAGAATCTAACCTACCGACTGCATTCCGGACACCTTCGACGGGCCGCACCGGGCAACAAAGCGACCCGTCCCCAGCCCAACGGCAAACATCGGAAAGGAGATCGCCCCATGATAGATCTGTACGAAAAATTCAAGAAGTACGCCGTTCCCGCCGCCAGCATTGAGGACTTCCGCCGGCGCTACACAAAGCCCGACCGCTACGCCCAGCGCGGCCCGGAGTATGTGGCTGCCGTTCTCCAGTCCTCCCGCGAGGAACTGGAGCGGGACGGCTTCACCATCATCAGCAGCCACGACAGCATCACCGGCGAGATCGTGTCCTACTACGCCCACAACTGACAAGGAGGTATCACCATGATCGACCACAACAACCACCATTCCCGCTATTGTGAGCTCATGTCCCTTGCGTCCAGCTCCGCGCCCGCCCGCCGGCTGGACTGCGGCTATATGGCCGCTATCTACATCCTCTCCGCTGACCCGGAGCTGTTTGCCCTTTCCCGCGACAAGATCGGCCCCGACGGTATCAACTTCTCCCGTATCCGCGCCTCCGTCCGCCGCTCGGAGCTGTCCGACAGCCAGCTCACCGCCGCCGAGGCCTCCAACAGCCTGTTCAACGACGGTTTTTCTTCCGTCACTCCTCACGACCTGTCCCAGTGCGATTATGCCACCCTGGACATCATCACCCAGGCATTGTATATCTGGAAAGGCGGCTGCATCATTACCCCCAGCGAGACCGGCGCGATTTACCTTGACCGCTCCGAGGAGCGGAAGCGGCGCGGCCTGGAGGCTCACCTGTTCCGCAATTTCCTTCCCAACCCGTAGACGTCGGCACTGTTTCGTGCTATAATGCGACAAAAGTATCGAGGAGGCACCTTATGGACGATGCACAGCAGATTTATCCCGCGTTCCGGCTCGTGGCCCAGTTTGCCGACGGCCAGCGCCTCTATTTTGACGGTCTGACCGAACAGCAAGCCCAGCAGCGTATGGAGGCGGCCCAGGCCCAGCACGGCGACCTCACGTGGTATGACGGCGTTACCGATCTGCACTACGAGAACGGCAGATACCACGTCATGGTCCCGCCGCCGCCCAGCGTCACCATAATTGACCTGACAGAATACCCCGGCGAAAAGGAGGGAAGATGATGCCCGTTTCAGAGAGCAAGCGCCGCAACAACGACAAATACAACGCCAAGTGCGACTATATCAGCCTGCGCCCCATTAAACCTGTGGGTGCTGCCATCCGAGCCGCCGCCCGTGTCGCCGGTGAGAGCGTCCAGGGCTACGTGATACAGGCTTGCGCCGACCGTATGAGGCGAGAGGGCCAGCCCCTCGAAGTCAACGCCCCCAACGACCCGGACCCGCTCCCGTGACAAAATTCCCATACGCGCGCAAAGCCCCGGCAGACCGTCCCACAACGGCCCGCCGGGGCTTTCTCTGTCTTCCAACTGGTCCTTTCACTTTCTCCTGTGGCTTAACTGCCTCATGCGGCGCAGCCGTTTACGCCTGAACAGATACGACCGCACCGCACCAATGATCCTGCGCACAATGCCCATCCATTTTCCTCCCTTCCTCCTGTATTCGCAAATTGTTTTTCCACATCCATTCCGCACATTGTGGAAATCTTGACGCGCCGCGCGCGGAGCCGCCGAAAAACGGTTCCCTTTAGCCCTGTTTTTGTGGCTTCCGGATCACGGAAAACACGCCCGAACCGGGCCCGTTGACTGTGCCGCCGGCGCGCCATTTTTCCACTCAAATTTTCCCGGCGCATATTAGGTACGCGCGCGCGAGGCGCGGGCTACAATGCCCGCCGCTCCCGGCACTTCCTCCAGGCCCTCTCCCAGACGTTCCATGGCCCGCTCGTGCCAGCTCCTGGCCGTGCTGTCCGGTGCGCCCAGCTTCCCACTGATTTTCGCCCAGCTGTACCCACGCACATACCGCATGATCACCAGCTGCTTGTACTTATCGTTCAGCCCGTCCAGGCATGCCCGCACGGCGGCCTGGTCCGCCAACAGCACCCGTTCTTGTGCCGCAATTTCCGCCAGCCTTTCTCCGGTTCCGTTTTCCGCCGCCCGAAGGCCTGCTGCTTCCGTCGGTTTCCCGGGCGACGACCCATGCGGCGCACCGTCTGCCGCCGTACTGCCCAGGCCGCAGTATTCTTCCTCCAGCTCCTCCCGCTCCTGCCGAATCAGCCGGAGCATCCCCGGAATGGCCTTGTAGTACAGGGCAATCCGCTTCACATCCTCAAACCGCATCCCGTCGCCTCCTGTTCACTCCCGCCGGTCCGTCAATCCAGCGTCTTGCTGAAAAACGGCTCCCGCGCGTCGCTCTCGTCCACGTCCACCGGCGTATGGAAAATACGCTCCAGCTCCCTGGCCAGCATAGCATATCCGAAGAAGTCTCCGCCCTCTGCCCACGATCCGAACTCCCGGAACACCCGCTCCGTCTCCTTCACGGCCTCCTGCACTCGCTCCGGTCCAAACCCCAACGACTTGTGTGCCCCCAGGGCATAGCAGCTCACCACGATCTCCGCCGCCTCCCGCTGCTCGCCCAGCATGGCCCAGTCTTTTTCCTTCCGCGGCTTCTTGGTTACCGGCAAGAGAAACCCATCCGGCAGCAACTCACCCAGCTTGCCGCGAAGCTGCTTCTTGGCCCGCTCCATGCCAACGGCCCGTTGAAGGATGGCGAACTGTTCCAGCTCTCCGTTTGCCGCGTCTGTCACCCGGCCCAGCCGATCCTCTCCAATGCCGTACCGGTTGTTCAGCGCCACCATGAAGCACATGGAGATCACATGCCCCGCCGCTTCTCGGTTCTTCTGCACCCGCTCGGCCTGTGTCATGCTACCGGCGAGATACTTCCGCTGCACCTGTCTGGCTGCGTTCCGCCCGTAGTACGGCGGGATGTTCCGTCTTTTGCCCATAATCGCCCTCCTCGTCAAAGTCAGTCTCACAGCTCCGCCCACAGACTGGGCAGAACCTCACGCACAGCACGTTCAGTCCGCCGCCCTGGCTCCTGCTGTCCATGCACAGGCGCGGCCGGTCCGCCTCGTCAAATTCCATCCAGAACACGGTGCCGTCCACGGTCTCCAGCCTTTGGTGCCGCTGGCACAGTGCGCACCGGTTCCCGTTTTCCTTCCTCACAGTGTTTTTCCCTCCTTCGCCAGCTCCCGCCAGCGTTTGACCTCCTCGGCGCTGTCCGCCGTGATGATCTCCGTGAACTTCCACCCCGCAGGCCTGGCCACCATCTCCAGGAACACCCGCCGGCGCACAGCATAGTCCCGCTGCATCCGCCGGACGAACTTGCTCTTGACCTCCACGATCTCCACGGTTCCGTCGGCATATACCAGTCGGAAGTCCGCCGTGTACCGCACCGGGCGCAGCTTCAAGGCCCCGTATTCGCCCGCCGGGAACAGGGGAAAGCATGGATGGGCCTCCCACTCCACGATCTCGCCCTTAGCCACTCTCGGAGCCACGGTGCCGATGTAGAACTCGTATTCGCCCTTGCTGTCAAACTCCTTGCCGGTGGATCTCGCCGCTCTGGCCGCTTCCAGCAGCGGATCGCCCCGCTTTTTCCCGCCGCGGGCAAGCTGACGCTCCGCCTGGGCGCGGTAACGGGGAGGAAGGTCCCCCAGCTCCAGCCGCAGCCCCACTTACAGGCCCTCCCGGCGCTTTTCTTCTTGTGTGGCCCGCATGTCAGCCTGATGGAGCGCCAGCACAAGGGCACACCTGTCCTGTGCCTCTCCCAGTGCGCGGCTCCCGCCCCGGAAGGCCTCGTCATAGGCTCCCATGTGCCAACGGATGGCCAGCGCCTCCTCGTCCGTCAGGTCCATGTGCTTCTGGATCAGATAGACAGACTTCTCCCCGTGTCCCATGGGCAGCTTGTCCCTGACCGTCCACCCGTCGCTGTCCCTGTGGTAGTAATCTGCCTTGCACACGTCATGCAGCAGTGCGCACACCGCCAACACGCCCCCTCCATACTCCAGCGCGCTCGGTTCGAGCAGCAGCTGGTCGTACACGTTCAGGCTGTGTTCCACCAGTCCGCCGGGGTAAGCTCCGTGGAATCTCGTGCTGGCCGGGGCCTCAAAGAAATCCGTGGTCTCCAGCCACGCCAGCAGATCCTCCGCGCCCGGCCGCGTTACCTGGGCCCGGAAGGTTTTCATAAACCGCTCCTTGCTTGTCATGCTGTCCTCCTCGTCTGTTTGATATTTCCTCGCCCGTGCCATCCCTCGGCCCGGCGCAGGATCACGACTGTGTGCCTATGCCCTGAATCGTTCACCGTGGTCTCCACCCGGTTCAGGGTGTACCCTGGGTACTTCTTCTCCCAGAACTCCGCATCGTCTATGTAAAGCGTGCTGGCCTCCTCCAGCTTCTTCCTGCTCCACTTGCTGTCGTTTGGTGGCGGTGTCTTTGGCTTCTCCAGGCCCCGGCTCTGCCTCCAGGATCTGGCGCACCGTTTGTTCTTGCAGATGTACCGCACCAGGCTCTCCACGCTTCCGTGGTCCACGTCCAGATATTCTGCGCGTGTCAGCCCAACCCGCTCCCCGTTGGCGTTCCACAGCTCCTCCAGCACATCCCGGGTCAGCCCCTCCGTATGCTGGATGATGGCGTGGTGGTGGTGCCGTCCGCACGTCTTCCCGTTCTCGTCCACGGTGGTATATTCCGTCGCGGCCACCCACTTGGGCCGCTTCACTCCGTTCCGGTCGCACCAGCGGTAAAGCCGCTTGATGTAGTTGGTGAAGTCCAGGTCTGCCCGCCTCGTGTCTCCCGGCTCCGGCAGATGGTCGTCGTCATAGGTCCCCGTCCACGAAAAATCTCCCTTTCCGAAGTTGGTGTTGACCAACTGGACGTGGTAGCGCTTGGCCCGCTTGTCGTTGTAGGTCTGCTGCGCCAGGGACGAGGCCTCTTTCTTCTTCGCTCTCCGGCCGGCCCTGTGCTTTTTCGCGGAGACCGGGTACAGGTCCACCTCCATGTACTGGGCCGTGTCGTAGTTCTTCCCGCAGATATGCTTTTGTTCCCGGTAAAACAGACCCACGACACCACCCCCGTCTCCAGCCCTTGTCCCTTAACTTACTACCGATATACCAGCCCATTGTCGCCCCCCGGCGACCTTGCTTTTCGCCCGGCATGCTGCCGGGCGCGGGCTTGCGCATGCGGCATGGCCGCGCCGATCACCAGCGCGACCATGCCCACGTCTAATTTTTTTCGTCCGGCACCACCCGAAGCAGTGCCCCAAGCTGCCGCCAGATCTTGAACTGCCGCTTGTCCAGGCCCTTGACCGCATGCTCGATTAGGTCCAGACGGTTCAAAATCCGCTCGGCATCCCGTCTTTTCTCGCTCTCAATTTCCCGCACGATCCGCTCTTTTGCCTGCTTGCGAGAAATTTCCGTTCGATACCAGACGCCCAGCTCTTTCCCATTCTCCAGGTTCAGGAAAAGCCCGTAGTACAGGCCCTCCGTCCGCAGGCATCAGCCAGCTCAATGATCTCCCGCTCGTTCACTCCTCTTCCTCCTCCACACCGAATGTGCACTCGTCGCACGACAGCTCCTCATTGGGGTTGTCGCAGGGCCTGTCCTCTTCCCACTCCGGGAATCCACACCGGTATTTCATATCAGCTTTCCTCCTTCACACATTCACGAACCGATTCTGGCAGTTGACATTATTACAGAAACGCTCCTCGCCGATCTGTCGCAGCGGCTGCCCGCAGAACTGGCAGAAGTTCCCCGCCTGCCGTGGTGGTCGGTCGTCCGCATGCGTACCGCCAAACCTCATGCGGTTCACCATGCACACCACAGATCCCGGTTGCGCCGCCGCCATACACTGGTCTTTTGCCTTGCAGTAGTAGCAGTCCATCACGCATTCCCCCTCTTGTCAGGAATTGATGTGGTCTCGTCCAGCCATTTGCACCCGTGGCAGTTCATTTCAGGGCCTCCAGGGTCGTGGTCAGCATGGCAGTCAGTGCGTTGCGTAGCTTTCCGGCCCACTCGCCGTCCCCCGCCGCCTTCATGTTCTCGATACACTCGGTCATCTTGTTGATTGATGCCTGCCCCTGCTCAAAGTGTAGCTTGAAGATGGTCATTTCCGACGAGGACGCCACCGCCAGCTTTTTCTGCAGCGCCTTCATCTGCTCCGCCATGGCCTCCTTCTCCCGGTCGGCGATGGCTCTGGCTTCCTCCTGGGCCACCTTCACGGCCGCCAGCTCCTGCTCCGCCTTCGCCTTCGCTTGCTCGGCCCTGGCCTTTGCCTTCTCCGCCTTCTCGATCTTCGCTTTCAGTTGCTCGGCCGCTTCCTTCCTGGCCGCCTCCGCCGCGGCCTTGACCGCTTCTTCATCTACTACTGTCTCCACGGCCACCGGCGTCGGGGCCTCTGCCACTTCCTCCAGCTCCGCCTTCAGGGCACTGATGTCCGCCTGTGCCTTCTCCAGGTCCTCCGCGGCCTTTGCCTTGGCGTCCTCCAGCTTCTTGGCATACCCCGCCGCCCGGTTCTCTGCCTCCTCCAGGCGTCCCTGAATGTCCGCCATGTCCGTGTCGTAGACAGTGCGCTGTTTCTCCAGCTGTTCCTCCATGGCTTTTTCCAGATTTTCCGCCTTCTTACGTGCCTCGTCCCGCTCCTTGATCGCCTGCTGCAATTCCCGTGTGGACATATCCTCCACATCGTGTTCTTCTACGAACTTTTCTCGCTCCTCCGCAGGCACAGAAAGGAGGGCCAAAGCCTTGGAATAGCTTAGTTTTCCAAACGTTTGGCATTCTACCTGCGCCCCAAACAGACACCCCTGCGGAGACCCGTATTCCTGAAACAGGCGCATAAAATTGTTTGCGGTGGAGGTTGAATATCCGGTGTTCTCCTTGATCCATGTGCCAAAGGTCCCGTAGGGCAACATCTCCTTTGCCTCGCACATCCGCCTGCCGATCTCCACGATGTTCCCCAGCATGGATGCGGTCAGCGCGTTGATCTCCGCTGCCACCACTTCCACCGTTCTTGCGGTCTGCAGCTCCGTCATGCAGCAGTCGCTCCTTTCTTCCTGGGCAGTTTCGGCCTGCCCTGCTTATCCCGCTTGCTTCCTTTTTTTAACCAGCCCAGCCAGCTGTCCAAAAACTCCCGGTAGACCTCTCTCGGGTCAGGTGCAAACCTTCCCTTCATCGTGTGGACGCCTTCGTTTTTGTACCCGTGGATCTGCACCAGCTGGTTCCCGTTCATTTCGATGGTCAGCCATGGCTCGTCTGGCTTCGCCGCCTTCCGCATGAACAAGATCGTTGTGTGCCCCTGCACGTGCCGGTCCGCGTATCCGCCCACGCAGTGCTTCAGGGCCCGTCCCTCGTCCAGCACCTCCGCGCCGCTGATGGGTGCCCGGATCAGAAGGCCATCCAGCTCAAAGCCGTACTTCCTATCCAGCTTCACCCTGCGCTCGTCATATGCGGCGTTTGCCGCGTCCAGCCGCTCACGCTCCGCCTGCCGGCGCTCCCGCTCTGCCTTCTCTCTCTGCCGCTGCAGCACCGCCCTGTGCTTTTCCGTGGCCTCGTCGTGGGCTTCCCCGAGATTTTTTGGCAGCAGGACGTTCTCCCGGTGGAGGGGATAGCCCGTCGCCTCGGCAGCGGTCAGATAGTCCTCCCAGAAGTGCAGCGCCGCGTCCAGGCCACTCATGCCTCCGTACCTGGCGCAGCCCACATACCCGGTCAGATACCGGATCAGCCGCTCCGGGGCCACCCCCCACTTCTTCGCCGCCTGAAAGATCCTGCGGATGTTCAGGCCCATGCCCATCCATTCCGCGCAAGCCTGGATGGTGACGCGGCCCTTCAGCTTCTTGTGCAGCTCCAGGATCTCAATGTTCCGGTTCGTGCCCAGGAAGATCTTCAGCTCCTGCCGGTTCAGGCCGAATACCTTCGCCGGATTATCCGTGTCCCAGTCGATCACTGCGGCGTGCTTCACACCCCGCTCCACCAGGTCGTGGATCACATCGCCCATCCCCGCCTTGAACAGCATCTCGATCTGCCTGTGGTAGAAGCAGCAGGCGGTCAAAAACTCCAACAGGCGGTACTTCGGCACATCGAACTCTTCCCGGCAGCAGTAGCGCAGTGGGCTCTCCTGCACCTCGTCCAGTCCGATCACGTCGTAGCCCACTCCATAGTCCGCATTGGCCGTGAATGGGCTATGGATTTTCCACCGTCCCCTGGTGAGCGGCCCTTCCTGGGTCACAATGGCCCCAAACGGGCTGTTCCCGTACCAGCTCCTGGTAGTCTCCTCCACCAGTCCCGGCTGGAAGCGGTACACCCCCACCAGCTTGTACCCTGGCTCCCCGGCCAGGTCGTAGCCCGCCGTGTAGTGTTTGCTGCAGTCATAGGCCCTGGCCCACAGCGCCCCCTCGTGCCACCGCAGGACCACCGCCCTCCGGTAGCTGGAGAGGTTTTCCCGCCTTCCGGTGTAGCGCAGTTCCTTCACGATCACTGGCTTTCCGCAAAACGGGCAGTTCATGCTTGGCTTCTGCCGCTCGTCCCAGCGGTTCTTCGGTTCCCGCTGGTGCGGCTCCCACATGGCCCGTCTCATGTCCTGGTCGGCGCAGTCCATGCCCGTCGTGATGTGCTCATGGCAGCAGGTCGTCCACAGTTCCCCGGTTTTTCTCCTTCGGAACAGATAGGCGGGGAACAGGGCATTGATTGCCTCCAGTTCACCCTCCCGTAGTGTTGGGGCCAGTTCCACGAACCGCCCGGCTTTCTCCTGTTCTGTCACCGTGTTCGCCCCCTTACAGAAAATCATCCAGCGAGAGGATCTTGCGCTCCACCTTTTGCGACAGCATCGGCGGTTCTGGTTCTTCCTCGTCTTCAACGCTGGCGCAGAGGTTGACGCTCATCTGAAACCGCACATCCGCGCCCGGGAAGTAAAACTGTACCGCCCGGCGGAACGCCTCCAGGTCGGAGATTGCATTCCCGCAGTTCTTGGCCACCGCCTTCATGCAGTCCTCGAAGGTTCCTCCCTGGACCACCGCCTGGGCAAACTCCCCGTCCTGCCGGCAGAAGCCGACCAGGGCCTCACACACGGCTTCCTTCATTACTGCGGCATACCGGTCATATTTTCCGGCCTTCTGCTCCGCCTCCAACTTCTGCTTTGCCCTCTCGTACCACTCATTCATCTTCTATCCCACTCCTTTCTTTGTTCCCATATCCCAGTCGATGGCCTGTCCGCACTGGCCGCAAAACCGCTGCTCGTTCCCGTCCTCGTTGTGCAGGTACTCTCCGCTCCCGCATCGAGGGCACGCCAGGATGTTCTCGTCTCCGTCCGGGTGCGGTTGCTTCGGCACCATCCGCGCCAGGGCCTCCATTCCCATCCGGCAGGCCGTGTTCACCGGCTCGATGCTCTCATAATGCTCCCGGTGCTCCGGGTCCAGGATCTCAACCGCTCTCTCGATTTCCATGTTTCTCTCTCGCCTCCCTCGCCAGTTCTACTCTTGCCTTTGTCATCAGCCACGCCCGGATGCACCTCTCGCACTTCTCGCTCCCGAGATAGCCCATCTTGCATTCCTCCGGGTCCTCACGTCTGCAAAGTCCGTCCGCCACCATGACCTTTGCGGCAATCTTCACCGCTCTTGCCTCCACGGTTTCATCCTTCACTGCTCTATCACTCCGTCCTCCATTCCGATTTGCTCCCCGTCGTCTCCCTCCGGTTCCGCCGTGCCAGGTTCATCCCCCGTCCGAGCTTGCTCCCGGTAGAGCTGTTCCGTGCACATCGCCTCGAACTCCGCCAGGGAGGCAAGGTATTCCTGGCTCACCACCTGCATGGGCATAACTGCCGCCAGCAGGTTCATTCCGTCGTGTACCGCAAGATACCGTTGCCCGTTCGTCATGCGCCGCACTGTGAACATGATGTAGTCGCTGTTTTCCACCTCGTCCATGATGGGAGACAGCAGGCTCTCCCGGTAGAAAATCAGTTCTCCGTCGCTGCACCGGCAGCAGGCCGCCCACAACCCATCCAGGGCCGCAACAACCCGTACTTTCTCCGCCCGCTTTTCCCCTTTGTCGTAGTCCGACAGGTTCATTCCCATCACATTTCGGACGCTCTCAAACTCTTCTTCCTCCAGGTGCACTTTCTCCCATGCCTTCTCCGGCACGTCCAGCACCGTTCGCACCTGCTCTCTTCCCGACATCTTGGGCAGGTTTGTGGCCCGGTAGAACCCGTACCCGTTTCCCAGCCAAATCCCGCTATCCTCCACATCTGCCACGATGCAGCGTCCTGCGTTCTTCACCAGCTTTACGAACTTAGAAATCTTCATCGGCTTGTCCCCCTAAAAGAACAGGTATGAAATACACAGCTTCAGCAGGGCAGGACCCGCCAGGATTAAGGCCGCCGCCCAGGCTGCCACCACCAGTGTGCCGATAATGCCGCCCAGCGCCGCGGCAAAGCACTTCAGGAACTCCTTCACCGCGCCTTGCCTCCTCTCGTCCCGATGGTCACGTAGGCCGTTCCTTTTCGGTTCAGCTCCATATCCACCGGAGCCTTGCACGCGATGCAGGTGTGGGTGATGGTCTCCGTGGTGGCGTTGGTCCGGTATCGGAAGCTCTTTCCGCACTTGCAGTGCATATACATTGGCCGCAGGTTCTCCAGCGCCGTTTCGTGCCCGCACTCGTCGCACCGGAAGCTGTAAGTCTCCCGCTTCGCGCAGAACGCCCGGATCTCCCCGCACTCCTCGCACACCACCAGCAGGAACCCCTTGTACGGTCCCTGGCCCTCGTCCGGGTCCCGCTTGGTCCAGTCCTCTTTCTTTCCGAACATCCGCTCCACTCGGCTGCTCTTCCGCTCGACCGAGCTATGGGTCATCGGAATAATCAGCTGCTCCTTGGTCTCCGGGCACTCGATGTAAATGTCGATCCCGTTGTGCTTGATGATGATTTTTTCATCCAGGAGCGCTTCCCGGATGTCGTTTACTGTGATACTTCCCATACTATCCTCTCTTTCCGATTTCGGGGATGAACTGAAACATCCACGCTTCATCCATAATGCTCACAATGTTTCCGTCCTCGTTGATGGCAAGGACCTCAACGGCCTTTGGCTTGCTGACCTTCCCGAGATCCGGGTAATCCCCGTCCTCAAACTCCACAGACATGAGGGCCAGCGTCCGCAGAACCCTTTCTTTGTAGATGACCTTATACCCCGTCAGCGCAGCGATTATTTTCGTCACCCTTCCTTTCATAGTAGTAAATCCTTCCCATCACCAGTTCGATTCCCCGGTGCGGGAAGGCCTTCCCTTAAAAACTCCCTCGGCATGACCACCGGCCCGTCTTCCGGCTCTGCCAGCCACACTTTCGCATCCGTGATGGAGCTCCAGTCGCATCCCCAGTATTCCGCGGCGTTCATCACGGCGGCCAGGTTTGAGCTGTGCGGAACCACCACCTCGCCGTACTTCGGATGTACCACCCGGCTCCTCCCGCGGGCGTTCCACCGTTCCGCCCGCGTCCGTTCACACGCCCTCTGGTGAAGGTCCTCCCGCTCGTCCGTCACTCGATCTCGCCCCGCTCCCGCATTCGGCGCAGCCATTCGGCTTGCTTCTCCTGCCCGTAGAACGCATGGCCCATCCATGCTCCCAGCACCATCAAAGCCAGCCCGGCGCAACCCAGCGCGGCGATGCCCCACATGGTTTCCTGCCCGTCAATTCCCATCAGCAGGATGAATCCAAAAAGCCCGATAAACGCTCCGGCAGTTTCCCGGACGCGCGCCAGCTTGCGCTGCTTCTCCACATACCGCGTCCGCCGGCGCTCCCGCCGCTCCTCGATTCGCTCCATTTCCCCCGCCCCGGAATAGATGTTCACTCGGATACAGCCCTGGCTTTTTCCGACCTCGCAGTACATGGCCTTCATTTGAATACCTCTCTTTCCTTACCCGGCGCTGGCCCTGTTCGTCCGCCTACGGCGGTAGTTCTCGATGACCGTCCGCTGGGCCAGCTCCGCGCTGTACCCCATGCGTCCGTTCTTGTCCATCTCTCCGGTGTCTCCTCGCTTCAATTCATTGTAGACGGTAGACCGATGGACCTTCAGCTTCGCGGCAATCTGCTCAACGCCGCGTCCTTTTTCATAGAGTGCTTCCAGCTCCATGCGGTCTTTCAGTGTTAAATGTCTCTTGCTCAAACCGCTCGCCCTCCTTTTCCACAGGATTTTTGACAAAAAAATAAATGCGGGAAAACTCGCATCGAGTTCTCTCGCATTTATTCTAAATATTCAGCTTCGAAAAGTCAACCATTAAATGCACACAAATTCCGCGTTCTTTTTTTGTCTAATTTCCCCACGACCAAAAGGCCGCCGTCACGTCCCATGTTCGGCAGCCTGCTCCATTCTGTTTACTTTCCATGCTCCTCGCTCCCGCTCCTTCCCCCGGTTTTTCTCCGTGTTCTGTCTCTTTATTCCGTGATTCCCAGCTCCCGTAGGCATTCCCGGAACACAGCTTCGCTGCTCCGATACCCCAGTATCTTTCTTGGGTAGTTGTTGATCCATGTCTCGGTAGCCGCGACTTGCGCCTGGCTCACCTTGTTAAAGTCGGTTCCCTTTGGGTGCTTGCGCCGGATCATAATGTTTGCGTTCTCGTTGCTTCCCCGTTCCCAGGACGAGTAGGGGTGGCAGAAGTACACCTTCGTCCTCGGTATAGTCTTATTGATGGCGCTTCTCTCCATCTCCTCCGCCGCCGAGAACTCCGATCCGTTGTCCACGGTGATGCTCTTGAATATCTTTCTGAAGTTCACCGCCCCATGCTTCCGCTCCATGGCGTCCAGCGCCCTTACAATGGTTTCCGCCTTCCGGTTCGGGATCAGGACAATGATCTCCCGTCTGGTCTTCCGCTCCGTCAGCACCAGCAGCGCCTTTGAGGTGGTATTCTTCTTGCTATAAACGGTGTCCATCTCCCAGTGGCCAAACACCTTGCGCTCCACCACCTCGTCATCCCGGCGCTCGATGCTCTCCCCGGCGCTGGCTCTGGCCTGGTCCTTCTTTGTCTTTACCTTTTTGTATCCCTGCTTCCGCTTCCCGTGCCGCGGCAGGTCCACTTGTGTGATCCGCAGGAACAGTCCCTTTTTGATGTAGCTGTAAATGGTGGTCGTGGAAACGGATGTCTTGAACTTCCGCCCCTCCATCATCGCGTACCCCAGCACCGCAGCTGGCGAGCAGTCCTTCTCGATGATGGTCTCCTCGATGTACCTTGCCAGTTCGTGGTCCTTCCCAATCTTCAGGTCCGGCCCTTTCTCCCGCAGGTGCGCCTGATACCTCGCCTCCGCGATGTCCGGGCTGTACGCCGTTTCCATTTCCCATGTGTCGCCGTTCAGCCGTTCGTAGGCTCCCCGTTTCAGCTCCCGGTAGATCGTGGATTGGTGGACGCGCAACTTGTCGGCAATTTGTTTTGGCCTCCATCCCTTCCGCAGCCACTTCTCAATGCGCAGCCGGTCGTTCCTGGTCAGGTGCTTAAATGCCCTTTCCTTCGGCTTCTTCACGGTCATTTCTCCTCTCTTCCGGCTCCGGCGCGCATCTTCGCTCCGCCCTCGCCGTCTTATTTTGTCGCATTATTCAACTTTATGATAATCAACTTTCGCATATTCCGCAAGCTGGATTTCTTTTCTGGAAGCAAAAAATCCCCCCTCGCAGGGTGTAAATCCTGCGAGGGGGGGATTATCATATCGCCGGGCTGTCAATAGATCCTTCCGGCTCCTGTGTCATATTGAAGTTTGCAGCCTTGGCCGCCTCGTATGTAATGCCGCCTTCCTTGTGGTCCGACTTGCACAGATTCAGGTAGAAGCTGCATACCACGCCATGGGCAGCCCACGGCAACCCAACCATGCCGCCGATCCACGGAAGCGCCCCGGTGTACCCCACCCTAACACAGTAGAAGGCCAGGGCGAATCCGCCGACCGTTACAAACCACAGAAGCGGCCGGATGTCCGCAACGATCCATTTCGAGAACTGGGACATATCCGGCTTTCCTTGCTTGCTGCTTCCGGCGATGCGCTTTCCGCCTTCCATCACGCGATCCCGTGTTCCTTTGCGAAACGATAGAAGAGCTTGGCGGCCTGCTCACGTGTGAGGAAGTCCTTCCACATATAGTTGGGCTTGCCGTCAACGGTGGTGCCGTTTCCGGCGAACAGGCCCACGCTGATGGCCCACTCCCGGGCCTCCTCGCTCCATTCTCCGCAGTCATTGTCCTGGAGCTCCTTCCGATACTCCGTCATAGAGGTCTTAAACATTTCGTTGAACTTGGTCTGATCCATGTCGTCTTCCTCCTCTGCTTTGCTCGCATAGTCAGGAAGGCAATAACCCCGGATGTACCGGCCATTTACGGCCACAGTGCGCCGGGCCACCGCCTCCCCCTTGTTGCCTTCGATCACGGTAATTGTGTTTCCGCTGACGGCCTCCACGATTCCCACATGGTTGGGATTGGCAGTGCAGTCCGTGATTGCGTAGTTTGAGCCGTCCTTCCAGTAGTACATGATGATGTCGCCCGGCTCCGGCCGGTAGGCATCGTCCTCCTGCCAGCGCCCCTTCGCCTTGAAGAGCTCAATCATCTTGGTGCAGGAGCACTCACCGAAGATAATATCGTGCAGGCCGGCGGCCATCCCAGCGGCGGTTACGGTCGTGGCGCACCACTCGTCATCATACTGGACGGCGTAGCCCCTGGGAAGGGGCCGCTGGGTGTTATATAGGTCGATGATGGCTTTGAACTTCCCATTCGCCTCGCTGTAACCCAGCCAACCACGCATGACACCGATGACTTTACTCCGCAGCTCCAGTTCCGTCGCCATCTTCGGCACCTCCTTCAGCATCGCCCGTTTCAACTTTCTCTTCATCTTCGACCTCCGTGCTCCCTTCTGTGGGGATCTCTTCAGCAGGGGGATTTACCACCTTGGTCATATCGCACAGTGCGTCAATCAGCTCGGACAGTGCCTCGGTATCCATGGGATAGTTGATGTACTCGGCGCTGGTCTGTACCATCGCCATAACCCACTCCTTCCGGGTGGCACCGTCCGCAAACTTGACCTCGGCCTCTTCCATGAGGTCAACCACCAGCCCAAGCAGGGCACCCCAGTTCTTTTCCTGGGTGGCCTTCTGGACATACTGGACCAGCTTGACCGCCAGAGGGATGCAGGCGGCCAGGCCAGTGAGAACAGCGACTACGAGGTTCACGATCTGGTCAGCGTTCATGGTTCATTCTCCTTTCGATTTTTAGCTTCATCTTCTCCGTCACGCTCGTTCGATGACGAGCTCATGAAGTCATGCTTCTGGAGCCGTTCATCGTAGACCCGGCTGATATTGGCGATGGCATGAACGGCCCTGTTGTTTTTGTAGTCCTTGTGGTCCTCACAGTACCGTTCATAGAAGTCGATGTCAGCCAGGACATCAATGAACTCTTCCTTCGTGTGCGGGATGTCACGCAGCAGCTCGTTGTTGAACCGCAGGATACGGGTTCGGTGCTCGTCGGCGTTCCGTTCCCCGTCCATACGGATGTGATCGGCAAGATCCTTCTTCACGGTGTCCAGCTCGTTGAGCACGTCTGCGTTTATGGCCCGGCCCACCGCTTTGGCGATGGCGGTCCACGGGTTGACTTTGATTGGGGCAATTTGAATCAGGGCTGTCAGGGCCAGGAGGCCCCCGGCCCCGCAGCCCAAAAGTTCCAGAATGCTCATACTTCCTCCATATCGTTGGAGTTTCCCCCCTCTCCTCGGTTCTCTCCCACATCAGGCCAGTCCGGCCATTCGTCCCCGCCGATGGCCTTTCGGTAGGCCTTATCAGCCTCCGCGATCTCGTCCTTCCCGGTCTCCGTGTCCCCCAGCTCTGCCAGCCGTGTGGCCAGGACTTTGATAGCCCTGGCCTGGAGTTCCGCCACGCCCTCCAGGTCTGCGATGATTTGTAAATTGCTGCTCACTCCGTCACCTCCGTCCATCCGTACACACCAGGCTCCCAAGAGTTGTTTCCGGCCCCGTCTCCCTGTGTGCACTCCCATGTCTTTCCGTTATGGGTCACGATGTCACCGACTTTGTAAACCGTGCCCTGCTTCCACTCCTCAACGGTCGGTTCCGGCCCCGGCTCCGCGTTGTACTTTTCCCATCCGTACACGCCCGGCTCCCAACTGTTTTTTCCGGCACCGTCCCCCTGGGTGCAGATCCAAAGCTCTCCCTTGTAGCTCACAATGTCGCCGATGTCGTAGGCATCCGTCGCACCGTAAGGCCTTCTCCATTCCAGATAGCCGTCCTCTGTCACGCCCACCGGCGCATAGAGGGACGGCGCTTCACCCGGAACTTGGTGCGCTGCCGATGTATGGCTCTGTACTACGGTGTAAAGCTGCGTGTCCCCATAATCGTCCACGCCATAGGAGATGATTTTCTTTTCCTTGTAGGCGACACCCGGCTTCCACACCTCGTACAGATCTGCCAGCTCCAGCACGGTTTGTTCATCCTGCTGCTGTTCCGCCACGAGCCGTGCCGCCGCGTTGAGCTGTGCGGCAATTACTGACCGGTCTGCTTCTGTGCCGGTTCTGTCTCCGCCAAGCATGGCATCCAGTGTGGAATCATGATCCGACACAGCCTTTTGCAGGTTCTTGGTCTTGTCGGTATCCCGGTAGTGCTCCGAGATGATGTAGAATTCGTACTTTGTGCCGTCCTCTCCCACGGTGCTCTCATAGTGCCGCTCAATGCGGCACCGGTCTGTGATCGTGCTGTCGTCGTACTCCCGCACGGTGGTGAAGTATTCTCCCTCCTGCATTACAGGCCCGTCGCCTACGGTTTTCAGGTTCTCCCGCGTCACGCCGTCAACGATTGCGGTTCCGTACACATATTCCATCTTGCCAGCTCCTTTCTGGATTGCTCCCTTACCACAAGTTTCAGTTTTCTTTGCAGGCCAGCCTCCAGATACTTTTCAAAGAAATGCACATGGTTGCAGTGCTTCATCTGTCCCAGCCTGGAGAGCAGCCCCTGCGCCAGCTTCGCCCTGATTTTTCTGTGCCGCCGCATTGTCCGGTAGCACTCCGACAAGGACTTTTTAAGGCGCACCAGGTTTCTCTTCCGCAGGAGCGTGAACCCTCTCCCGAACCGGTAGCCCAGGGCGGCCACCGTCCTTTTCGCGGTTGGGTAGAGTTGCCACTTTCCGTTCAGTTTCAACCCTCTCCGCTCCAGCCATGCTTCGATCATTCCTCGTAGCTTCCGCAGCTTCCGCTTGTTCCGTCCGAATATGGTGAAGTTATCCATATACCGCATGTAGTGGTCACATAGTCCACTTTCCCGGATCATCCGGTCCAGCGGCTGCAATACCGTGTTGGCGAACCACTGGGAGAAGTACGCCCCGATCAGCACCCCGTGTTTCATCAGCCGCTGGCACACCTCCAGCATCCGCCGGTCCTTCACCAGCTGCCGCAGTCTTCCCATCACCGTTTCTACCGTCAGGCTGTCGTAGAAGTGGTGGATGTCCAGCTCCTGGGCGTACTTTGTGCCCTTCTTGTCTGTCTGCATCCACTTCTTGATGGCTTTCATGCCGTAGTGGATGCCCCGGCCCTTTATGCTCCCGCAGCAGTACGGGTCCATGCCCCGCATCATCACCGGCTCCAGCACTTGGATTACCGCGTGGTGCACATACTGGTCCGGCCATAGCCGTGGCTCCGCGATGTCCCGCCACTTGCCGGCGCTCTTGTCCCAGCGCCTGGCCAGCCTCGGCTTTGCCGCGTCATACCCGTTTTGGATGATCTCCCACAGCAGCTTCGCATGCCCGTCTACATCCGCTTCCACCCGGCGCACCGTCTTGTTCGGCTTGTGGTGCGGGTGCCACCGGTGGGATGCGTTCACGGTCATGATCGCCCGCAGCAGGTTCTCCTCCGAGATCAGTTTTTCGTACAGGTGGTTTGCTCGCTTCATGTTCCAGGATCGTTCCTCCTTTTAGCCTCACGGCCTTTCCCTCGCTCCCGCCGGTTGCGGGAGGGTACTAAACCGTGTCCTGATGGCTCATCTGCACCAAGGGGTGCCGAGGGTGTCCGCGCCCCGGCATGGGTATTTGCTTGCCGGTTATGGAGGTGGGTAGCCAGTCCTAAAAGGACGCGGCAGCCGATGTTCGCGTTCGAGTTCGACGCGGTGTTGTAGTTCACGTAAAACAGCCCGTGGTTCCCGTTCTGGTTATAGTTCCCGCCGAAGTGCAGGCACGGGTTGGAAGCGTTGAAGTTCCAGTTATCCGACGAGTATGTGTTCTCGCTGCCACCGGTTGCCGTCGGGTAGATGCACCACTCCAGGCCGTTTTTGTCCGATACCGCAAACGCGCTGGGCCATCCGCTGGACGGCACGCCCACGGCGGTTCCTCCGCTGTTGTCCGAGAAGCTGGCCGGAGTCATGATGATGTTCAGACCGGCGCTGTTGTAGTAGCAGCCGTCGCCCCAGTCGTACACATTGTCCCACAGGCCCTCGATGTTCCGGTACTGTGTGCCCAGGCCATAGGTGTCCCGGCTGCTCTGCGTGGTGCCCGTGTGGTAGGGCATACTGTCCGTATAGCCCATGTTCTCGGTGGCGCTGCTGTTTCCGCAGCCCTTGCCGATGGTCTTTTGGCTGTTCCAGTCCGCGAACTCCACCAGGTAGAGCATCCACAGCGTCATGCGCATCTGGATGTCGCTCTGCCAGATCGTGCTCCCCAGGGCGTGGATTCCGTTCCGTGCCGCGCTCCTGGTGATGTTCGCCTTTGGCTTTCCGCCCGTCTGGCTCTTGTAGTTGCTGGTGTGGCAGTGATACCGGCCCACATACACCACATCCCGCTCGCCCTTTCCGTCCCCGCGGTTGGCGTGGGCGGGGGACACATAGAATCCCTCGGTCGCCTTGTCCGCGATCTGGAGTTTCAATCGGTTCCCGTTCTTCGTCCATTTGAACCAGAACTTTGGGATCTTCACCAGCTCTCCTGCTTCGCTGTCCGATACCCTCGTCATTCCGCTCCAGGGCATCAGGTTGTCAAAGGGGCTTCCGTAGCTGCTGGCCCCCGCCCGGTACGGTGTCGGGTTTGCGAACCCCGCAGCGTCGTCCGTCCGGCTCCACACGGTCGTGCTCGTACCGTCCCACTCGACGCCGTAAATGCTCGGCAGGCTCACGGTCACACTGCAGGTTTTTGCCGACGGCGCGTTGTAGTTCGCGTCCGCCGCCACATTCACCGTCACCGTTGCACTTCCGTTTTTCACAGGCTTCACCGTGACGATGTTCCCGCTCACGCTCACAGTCACGATGCCGCTCGGGCTGGCGCTGGCCGTGATCGCCCCGGTTCCGGCCCGGGTCGCCGTAATGGTTTTGCTTTGCGCCTTGTCCTCCAGGGTCATGGAACCGGGGGATATGGTCAGGCTTCCCGCGGCCTTCTGGATCGTCCATGCCGCATTTTTCGCTCCGGTTCCACCGTCGCTCCACTGGTAGTTTTCCTTTGGCGTGAAGGATGCGGTGTAGTTCCCCGCGTTCGTCCCGCTCGTGGTTCCACCTATGGTCAGCTTTGCGCTGTCATAGTTTGCCCAGGTCGGGCTTTGTGCGCTCCCTGTATAGGTCACCGTTCCCGACTGGCTCGGAACCGCTGCAATGGTTGCCCTCCCAATGGCCCATTCCGCGGTCTTTTCTCCCGTTCCTCCGTCCTGCCACTGGTAGTTGACCTTCGGCGTAAAGGTGGCGTTGTAGCTCCCTGCATCCGTTCCGCTGGTGGTCCCGCCCAGGGTCAGCTTGTCTTCATCATAGTTCGCCCATTTGGGGGACTGGGAGCTGCCCGTATAGGTCAGGCTCCCGCTCTGGCTGGGCACCGTGGCGATGGTGGCCTTTCCAATGCTCCAGGCCACGCTCTTTGCATCCGTCGTTTCGTCGCCCCAGGTGTACCCCTCCTTCGGTGTGAAGGTGGCGTAGTACGTTCCTGCGTCCGTGCCCGTGGTCACGCCTCCCAGCTCCATGGTCTCCGGGTTATACCCGTTCCAGCTGGGGGACTGCTGCTGTCCCGTATAGGTCAGCGTCCCGTTCTGGCTTGGCACCGCGTCGATGGTGTGCGCGATCTTGGTAATGGCCTCCAGCGCCGCGTCTGCCGATTTCTGGGCGTCGATTGCCTTTTGTGCCGCCGCGTCCATGGCCCCCTGGAGGTTTGTGGAGCCAAGTCCCTTGTTGTCCGTGTAGTCGATGTCGTAGGCCTTTGTGCCGTGCGGATTCCCGCTTTTGATCTGGCTGTGGTCGTAGGCCTCCTTGCCCCGGTCGCCCCGGTATGCCGTGCTGGCCGTCTCGCCCAGGGCCAGGTCCGAGCCGATGGCCACATACGCCGACCCGCTCCAGCGGTAGGTGATGTTGCTCTCCGCGTCCACATAGATCTTCCCGCTCTCCGGGGTGATCTTCTGCTGGTAGGCCTGGTCGGAATAAAATTTCCCCTCGTGGTAGTATCCTTCCACCACATCGTCTACGTAGCTGGGAAGCTGGCTGCTAAGTACCTTTCCAGCCTCGTCCAGCTCCGCCAGGCCATATGGCGTGCCTACCGGCAGCTGCTCCAGCGGCACCTTCCCGTCTCCGTCAAGGCCGGCCACGCCCCCGGCCTCGTTCACCGGCAGCTGGTCCACGCCCATCTTCCCGCTCTCGCTAAGGTCCGCCTTCCTGTCAAACAGTGCCTTGTGGGCGTTCTCGTCCCCGTTGTGCTCCTCCATGGCTCCGGCGATGGCCTGCTCCATGGTCTCCTCCGTCACCACCGCCGCCGCGTCGATGTTCACCGTCAGCGTCCCCTGGTTGGAGAAGGCCAGCAGCCCGTAGAAGGTGTAGGCAAAGTCCGGCATCACGTCCTTGCTGGGGATCTCCACGCCGATGTCCGTGTCCGTCTGGAAGAGGGCGATCATCTTCTCGTCCTCGTCCTCCAGCATGGCCCACACGCCGAACTGGTTCAGGCTGTACCCCGCTCCAGTCTGTGCTGTCACCTGGAGCTTCAGCCGCTGCCCCTTTTCCACCGGCGTGTTGGACAGGATGCTCGCGCTCTGTTTCTCGTTCACCAGGCCCGACTGTGCCAGCATGGCGGTCTGTTCCACCCGCCCCTGTCCGGCTGCCGCCCTGGTGACGGTCAGGGTCTTTCCCTCCACCCACCGGGTCAGCATTTCATTTCCGTTGTTGGTGATCACTCCGATCCAGCCCATAGCGTTTCCTCCTTCTGTTCTGTTGTCCCGTATTCGATCAGCACGCCGCCCACGCACCGCGCCAGCGCCCAGGCCGTTGCTGTTCCCTTCTGGTCATCCGGGCTTGGATTGACCCGTATGGTGGTGCAGCTCTCCACGAACTCCGCCCCCGTGTAGGCCGCAAAGCCCCAGGCTGTTGCCGTGCCTCCCGCGTCGTAGTATTCCACTTCCTCCAGGTGGGAGCTGAACCGCTTTGCCGCCGCCAGCCGGCGTTCGACCTCCGCCAGAGACATGGCCGCGAACTTCTCCTGCTCCTCCACGGTCATGATGTTGACCCGCAGCCGGAAGTGGCCCGGCGTACTTCCGTACTCGAACCACTCCTCCACCGTGGACCCCGGATAGATGGCGTCCGCCTGCGCCTTCACCGCCGCCGCCGTTCCCATGGTCCGCCGGATGGTCAGTGCGGTCTTCACGATCCGCCGCTTCTGCTCCAGGTCATACTCCGTGTCGTACCAGTCGATCTTCCAGCTCACCGCCAGCGCGTCCAGCACCGCCTCGCTCACTGTGTCGATGGCCGTGTAGATTTGGCTCCCGTCGATAAAGCCCATGGTCTGCCGGTGCAGGTCCAGCACCGCCCGGGACAGGGCCTCCACCCACGGCTGCTTCTGTAAGACCCGCGGCACCCCGTCCCGGAGTTCCGCGTCCAGCAGGCTCTTAATCATCCTCCAGCCCTCCATAGTCGGCGGTGGCCCCCGTGCACTTGGGCAGCTCGTTCTTTTCCACCACCGTGTCCGCCGGGGCCGTCAGCTTCACCCGCTTGGCGCCCGCCTCCCGCACCCGGGCGATCAGCTCCGTGGGGTTGATGTCCCGCCCCAGCTTCCGCTGCCAGGTCTGGAACTCCTCCACCGCCGCGCTCACCCGGCTCTGGATTTCGCTCACTGATTTCTGGTCGCTGGACCCGATCCAGTAGGTGAGGGAGATGGCGTACTCCACCTCCTCCGGGGCCTTGCAGTTCACCTGGTCGCACAACGGCCGCATGCTCTCTCCACTCATGTACGCCTTCATCTCCGCCAGCTCCGTGGGGTTTGGCAGCCGTAGGCCCTCCTCGTCCTGGATCACGAAGTAGATGTCCACCTGGTTGGGCTGCGGGCTGTCCGTCCGCACATCCGCCACGTCCCCCCGCCACTCCCGGGCGTAATATTCGTAGGCGTCCCGCGGCCCCGCGCAGCTGTAAACGCTGGGGGAGAGATAAATCCGCCTCGTCAGGCTGTCGTCGTCCTCCGTGTTCAGCCCGCCCGTGCTCTCCGTGGTGTTGCTCACGCCGGCGATGTAGGGGATGGGGTCCACCAGGATTTTGATGGTCCCGGCCAGCAGGCCCGCGCTGTCCGCGCCCGCCTCCTCCGCCTGCACCACCACGTCGGCGTACAGGTCCCCCGCCGCGATCTCCGCGTAGTCCAGCGTGTTGAAATACTTCCCGTCCTCTGTCTTCACCCGCGTCCCCGCCGGGATGGCCGTCACCGTCCCCCGGGCCTCGGACAGGGTAAAGCGTTCCGTGGCCGTGGCCCGGGTCGGCTCCTTCCGGCTCACGCCCACCAGGGCGCCCAGCGCGTCCAGGGCCTCCCCGGTGGAGGTCTTCAGCAGCTCCATCCGTCCCTTGGTGTCCGCGTACTGCATGGTCTGGTATTCCATGGCCGCAAACGCCTTGATCAGCAGGTTCAGCGGGTCCGCCGCCCCCAGCTCCGGCTCCTTGCCGGTGATCTCCCGGTAGTACCGGGTGTAAAGGGCGCGCAGCTGCTCCTCCGTCTCCCGCAGCGTCATATTCTCGATGAAGTTCAGCTCCGGGCAGTTGTCCAGTTCACTGATGTTAGACAAGCTCGATCACCACCTTTGGGATCATCATTCCGTCTGCGGCCTTGTCCGCCGTCCATTCCACCCGAGCCACCTTGGCCCTGGGTTCGTACCGTTCCGTCTTCCGCACATACTCGGCCACCAGCAGCGCCTGGGCGTTTTCCTGCGGCCCGTCGATGATACTGCCGTCAATGCCGAACTCCCGGTCCAGCGCCTGCTCTCCCGCCACGGTGCCGTACAGCACCTGCAGGTTCCGCAGCACCTCCGCCGCCGTGCTCTCGTCCGCCTTTCCCGGCTGAATGTCGATCACCGCGTCTCCCGTGCTCAACATGCCTCCTCACCCCCTACAAATACTCCTCGATGGTCAGCGTCACCTTGCACTCCACCAGCGCCCCGCTGTGCAGCACCGCCGCCCACTCGTCGCTCACGTCCGTGATCTTGAACGGGTAGGAGGAGATGGGCGCGTTTCCCACGATGAAGTAGTCCGCCACGCCTTTTTCCGCGCAGCTCTGAAAGTGCTCCAGCGTGCTCCGCGGGCTTGCCCCGTCCTGCGCCCGCAGCAGCAGGTCAAAGCTGTATGACTTCAGCTTCGGGGCGATCCACTGGCTCCGCGCCTTGGCCCCCGTCCGGTCGTGGGTGGCCCAGTCGCTCCCGCTCTGCCCCTTCAGGTTGCTGGGGGTAAAGATACGCCGGTCGCTCACCGTGAACGTCCGGCCCATGAAACTGCCGATTGCCATTGTCTCTCCCCCTTACTTCGGCGGCGTCGTGCTGCCGCCCAGGCTGTCCGTGTGGGTGTGGTTGACCAGGCTGATCCCCTGGATGGTCACGTCCCCGGTGCCTGCTGTGGCGTTGATCTCCGGGGCCGTCAGCTCGATCTTGGTGGGACTGGTAATGCTCACGTCCCCCGCCTCGCTCACGGTGATCACCGCGCCGTTCAGGGTGATCTTGGCCTCTCCGCCGCTCACCTCGATCTCCAGCCCCTCCTGGCCCTCCAGGGAGAACTTGCCGCCGGCGCTGACGCCGAACGCGCCTCCGGCCTCCGCACTGACCGCGCCCCCGGCCTCCAGGCTCACCGTCGTGCCCGCCGCAATCCCCACGCCCGTCTTGGCGTTCAGGCTCACGCTGGCCCCGCTGCTGCTCACCTGTATCTGGCCGCCGCCCACCAGGCTGATGGGGCCTTTCGCCTCGTCGTAGATTTCGCCGTTGCAGGTGCGCCCCGTCCGCTTGTCCACGTACTGGGTATAGACCCCGGTGTTCTCGTCGTACCGGTCGTAGGCCTGCCCCTTCCGGCTGGCGTATTCCTTCCGGTACAGCCCCTGATAGCCCTCCGCCGGCGCGTTGGTCTTGTTCCACACCGTCCCCGTGGTGGTGGCCGCCGCCAGCCCGCTGCTGGTGTGGGTCACGCTCACGATCTGGCCCACCGTGGGCATTTTGTATTCGCCGTTGCTCATGGCGTTGATCTTCCGGGTCACGCTCCGCCCCCGGTCCAAGTAGGGCACCTCATAGGTGCCCGCCGCGTAGTCGATGGAGCTGACCCGCCCCGTCCGGTTGGTGCTCGCCATGGCCTCACCCCTCCTGTGTGATCCCCGTGCAGTAGCTGGCCGGGACCCATCCTGTCACGTTCTTGCCCACCGGCAGCTTCCCGCACCGGTCCGCCGTGTTGGTCATGCGGTATCGCCCCCGGATCAGAATGCCGTCGTAGAAGTAGTACGTCCCGCTCTTGTGGCAGGCCGGGCTTTCCGACGTGCTGGCCACGTAAAACGGCGCGTTGGTCAGCGTCACCGCCGCCCCTGCCGTGGCCCCCGCCGCCGAGCTGGCCGCGTTTGCCGCCGGGCTGGTGGTGGAGTAGCTGCTGTCGTAGGTCTCGCCGCTCTCCCCGCTGTCCTCGTGGTGCTCGATCTGGCCGCCCACCTGCCAGGCGTAAAACGGCGTGCCCACCCCGCTGCACTCGAAGTCCGAGGCGAACCCGCTCTTGCTCACCTTGTGGGTCACCTTGTCCACAAAGTATTTTCCGTCCAGCTGGCCGTACCCGTCGATCTCAATGCAGTTGCCCGCGCTCACCTGCCAATCCCCGTCCACCCCGAACTTCAGCTTCACCGTCCCGTGGTTGGCGTTGTTCAGCTCCGCCACCAGCTGCAGGCTGGCGTCGTACACGCTGGTGGCCCGGCGGTTCACGCTCTTGGTGTGGGTCCCGCCGCCCACGCTGCACACGATGTCGATGTCCTTGTCCGCGTCCGTGTAGTTGAAGTAGCCGCCGGTATATGTGCCGGACAGTGTGGTGTCCCACCCGAAGCTCCCCGGCCGGATGTCCGTGCGGTGAAAGGTCTTCACCGCCGGCTTTGCCTTGTACTTCTCCCGGTCATAGACCCACAGCCGCCGTGCGTACACCTTCAGGATCAGGCCGTAGTTCCTGCACAGGGTGTTGTAGTAGCTGCTGTCCGTTCCGTCCTGCTCGTCGCACTCGATGTCGTAGTCGTCCGCGTCGTAGGTGAAGCCCAGTCCGTACCGCGCCGCGATGGTGGCCCCGATCCGCTGGATGGTGGTGTTTTTCCAGATGGCCTCCCGCTCCAGCTCGGAAAAGTCGCTGTCGCTGGGCTTGCTCACGCCCCCCAGCTGCAGCGTGGTGGGCGCGTCCGAAAAGCTCACGTCGTCCAGCACGAACAGGCCGCACTCGATCCTCCGGTGGTCCCCCGGCCGCTCCCAGTCAAAGCCCAGGATTTTGGGCCGCAGGGTGGCCCCCTTGTCCGGTAGCCATCCGTTCAGCCATCCGCTGTCCTGGGCGTCCAGGGTGATGTCAATGCTGTCGCTGTTGTCGGCCGCGTTGTCCACATAGGTCAGGCTCTCCACCAGCCCGGCGATCTCCTCGCCGGTCCCCGCGCCCGCGTCCTCGTCCACGCTCCCGCCGACCTGCCCGCCCGTGTCCGCGGCCGTG